AAGCGCTTTATCGAAATCGAAGGGCTGGGACATGTGTCATTCCTTTTTGATTGTATATTACTGGAATGACACAGAATTTCTAACACTCCCACCTGATCCGTTCATAGGCATTCACATGAACTTCTCGATCGAACTGGTCATTCAAATTGTATGTAGCCATCTGTTTTTTCTCATGTTAGCGGCAGCCCTACAACCGCTTGAAAAAATGTACCAGACGCGCTAAGGTTACATCGCAAACGTTGTGTACCTTAACAAGGGCTCCTTTTTGGAGGCTCTGGTTAAACAGCATCAATGTCCAACTCCCCAGTCTGACATTGTGCTGAATTCTTTTGCATTAATGAGGCCGGACGTAAACCTTCAGTATTGAAGAGATGCGTTCGGCTTCTTCGCTTGTAAGGTCAGTGGGTATTCCGCTAATGGTTACTGTGACTCCTAATTCTGGGCGAATGACTACGGGTAGTGAGTAAGAGGATGGCGTAGCACTCTTTACCTCTACTGGCTGTTTTAACTCAACCAATTCTTCTTCCTCCTCTTGGCGCTCTACAGGAATATAAGGGATTGTCTCTCCAGCTTGGTAAGCCACAAATTTTTTAATCGCACTTTCCATACGGCTTTTATACGCAGTAATGCTGCTGTCACTAGGCTTTGGCTCAGTTGCGTTGATGTAGCGCTCGGCAAGCTCATTCACATCAAGCTTTGTAACATCATCCATTTCCTCTTCTTTGACTACCGTTAAGAGGCGAGCGGATGAGTTTTTTAAATTTCGAGCGGTGGCCTCCTTCATTATGTTCAGCGACATAAGCTCTTCAAGGAAGCCCTTGAATGCCTGTACGCTAACGTTTGATTCTGCCATTTGCACTCTCTCTAAGTTGTTGACTCAGATCGAGTTTATCCAGGAATTGATTCATATGCAAGACTCAAGTCTTGATGTGTCTGGTCAAGATTCACACTCAATAAAAAAGGCCGCATTTCTGCGACCTGTTCCACACAACCACCATCCCCCAGACATCCCTTCGGTCCATCATCACCCGAATATCTCATCAGGCCATTGGCTGGCTAACCGTGCTTCCTATATGTCTGCGGCATGCTTCCAATCACCTTTCCAAAGACAAAAACCCTATTCATTTCATCTCTTTCAATTGGGTCCCAAGCTGAATAACTCTTATTATCAGATATGACCAATAGTTTATCTTTCATCTTCTGGAGCCGCTTAACATGTGCAGTATCGTCATAGAGGAAGGCGTATATCCCATCTCCATCGAAGTTTTTGATGCTTACGTCTACAAACAACAAATCTCCTGGTTCAATAGTTCCTGACATGCTATCCCCGCGCACATTTATGATGCGGATATTTTCAGCCTTTCTACCATCGAACATGTGTCTGGCATCATCCTGCGAATACTCAACCGAGCGGAGTATTTCCACGAATTCTCGATTGATAACGCCAGGACCCGCGCTAACTTCAAGATCTAGGATATCGATTTTAAATGTGTTCGAAGATGGAGATGCGTTTATCGGAGTAGTTCCATCTTTTTTCATAGGACCAATCCCGGTAGACAACCATTCCGAATTAACACCTAACGCGTTTGCTATTTCAACAATCTTTGTTGACCCACGAGCGTTTCCACTTGTCAAACGCCAGATCGTTGGCTGAGCAACGCCTGACGCTTTAGCGAGAGCACCTTGAGACATACCAGCCAGTTCCATTGCCTTGTTGAGACGGTCAGAGAGAGTTTCTTTTTTCATAATATTCAATTTATACGCTTGCGTATTAATGGTCAAAACACGTTTTGCTATTGCTTTGGTTAATACTCATTGCTATTATTTGTTGTGTGTTATACGAAAGGGAATAAGCAATGACTAACAAAGCAATACAAAAAGCTGTTGCCATTGCAGGAAGCCAGCAAAAACTCGCCTCTTTGTGTGGAGTTAAGCAGCCAACTGTATGGCGTTGGTTACATGGTGGCGGCATTGACGCTAAGTATGTGGCAGCAATCGTAAAAGCTACAGGAGGAAGAATTAAAGCCAGAGAACTTCGTCCTGATTTAGCCGACTTACTGGCAGCAAGTTAAGTATCAACGCTCTTTACCAATCTGAACCGCCGACAACGCGGTAAATCTATTAAACGGATTTGCGTGTATTTGCGAATCCAACTCTATCTAATTTCTAAGGAATATTTTGAATGAACGTAGTTGCAACTAAAAGCAAGAAGGCGGCTCGCATTGAGTCCACTTTACTCAACAAGTTAGCCATGATGGGCCAGAAGACATTCGCTAAAGCTATGGGTGTTCCTGAATACCAGGTAAGCCGATGGAAGAACGGTTTCTTCTCTCAGGTCAGCATGATGCTTGCGGTTCTGGAGTATGGAATCGAAGACGAGGAAATGGCAGAGCTCACCAGGCGACTTGCTACCTACCTGACAAAAGAAAAAGCCCCGAAGAACGGCGAATTCTTCGAGGCCTGATGTAGAAAGACTGGATCAATCAACAGGGGTAATTATGCCAAAACAACTCAGTCCTGACCAGGACAAATTACACAAAAACATACTACGTGATCGCTTCCTGTCCAGCTTCAAACAGCCTGGTCGATTTCGGGCTGAGTTGGAGAAAGTGAAGCTAATACTGAAGAGGAAAGGTCATGAGTAATCTTGCAACAGTTACACCGATAAAACCTCATCTGGAGGTTGTGGAGCATCGCGTGGCAGAACTCGACGATGGCTACACCCGGACTGCAAATACACTGCTGGAAGCTGTCATGCTTTCTGGGCTTACTCAACATCAGCTACTGATTGTTATGGCTGTGTGGCGCAAGACATACGGTTATAACAAAAAAATAGATTGGATCGGAAATGAACAGTTCGCTGAACTCACTGGCATGGCGCCAACTAAATGTTCTACCGCCAAAAACGAGCTTATCAGAATGGGAGTTCTCACTCAGGTGGGGCGTCAGGTTGGTATGAATAAAAATATTTCCGAGTGGAAGACGAAGGTTAACGGATTCGGTAAAACATTTACCAGATCGGTAAAACTAACCTTCACCAAATCGGTAAAAACCAATTTACCGAATCAGTCAAACACAAAAGACAATATACAAAAGACAATAAATACAAATACCCCCTTACCCCCTAACGGGGGCGGCAATGAGCAGGTTAAACCTGAACGTCGCAAGGCAGAACGAATCGACTATGAATCCTTCCTGAACGCCTACAACACCGAAGTTGGTGACAGACTTCCACATGCTGTTTCGGTCAACGAGAAACGGAAACGCCGCCTGAAGAAAATCATCCCGCAACTGAAAACGCCAAACGTGGACGGTTTCAGGGCGTATGTCAGGGCGTTTGTGTATCAGGCCAAGCCGTTTTACTTCGGAGACAACGACACAGGCTGGACGGCTGATTTTGATTACCTGCTGAGGGAAGATTCGTTAACGGGAGTTCGGGAGGGGAAGTTTGCAGACAGGGGGATTGCATGAGACAGGATATCGAAGCGAGCGTTATCGGTGGCTTGCTGATTGGTGGATTAACACCAACCGCGAGTGACGTTCTGGCAACACTGGAGCCTGAAGCATTCTCAATTCCGCTTTACCGGAAAGCTTTTGAAGTTATTCGAAAGCAGGCCAGAAACAGGAACCTGATTGATGGACTGATGGTGGCCGAGGAGTGCGGGGATGAATACGCAACGGCGGTGATGATGACTGCGCGGTCATGTCCCAGCGCTGCAAACCTGAAAGGTTATGCCGGAATGGTTGTAGACAGTTATCAACGGCGTCAGGTTTTACAGCTACTGGATGAGATGCGAGAGACAATCAGTAACGGCACGCTGGATGCTTCAGGTAGAGCGATGGACGATCTAGTTAAGCGCCTTTCAGCCATCAGGAAGCCACGTGACGAGGTTAAACCTGTGCGACTGGGGGAAATTATCAGTGATTACACTGACACGCTTGACAGGCGTCTGAGGAACGGAGAAGAGTCTGATACCCTGAAGACCGGAATCGAAGAGCTTGATGCTATCACCGGAGGGATGAACGCAGAAGACCTTGTGATTATTGCTGCTCGTCCAGGTATGGGTAAAACCGAACTGGCGCTGAAGATAGCCGAAGGCGTGGCAAGTCGTGTTATTCCTGGTTCTGGCGTCCGGCGCGGTGTGTTGATTTTCTCGATGGAAATGAGCGCCATTCAGGTTGTTGAGAGAGGGATTGCCGGCGCAGGAATGATGTCGGTCAGTGTGCTGCGTAACCCGTCACGAATGGACGATGAAGGATGGGCGAGAGTTGCAAGCGGGATGAAGTTGCTGGCAGATCTGGATGTGTGGGTAGTTGACGCATCGCGTTTGTCTGTCGAAGAAATCAGGTCCATTTCCGAACGCCACAAGCAGGAGCATCCTAATCTGTCACTGATTATGGCTGACTATCTCGGGCTAATTGAGAAACCAAAAGCGGAACGTAATGACCTCGCCATAGCACATATCTCCGGTAGCCTGAAAGCGATGGCGAAAGACCTGAAAACTCCAGTTATCTCCCTAAGCCAGCTTTCACGCGATGTTGAGAAGCGGCCAAACAAGCGCCCGACAAACGCAGATTTGCGTGATTCAGGAAGCATTGAACAGGATGCAGACTCAATCATCATGCTTTACCGTGAAGCGGTATACGACGAGAACAGTAGCGCCGCACCATTTGCTGAAATCATTGTGACGAAAAACCGTTTTGGCTCGCTTGGTACGGTTTACCAGCGGTTCTGCAACGGACACTTTGTTGCATGTGACCAGGACGAAGCCAGACAGATTTGCACGGCATCAAATGCACCTGCTGGACGCAGAAAGCGATATGCACAAGGGGCTGACGTATGACTATTTACATCACTGAGCTAATAACAGGCCTGCTGGTAATCGCAGGCCTTTTTATTTGGGGGAGAGGGAAGACATGAAAAAACTAACCTTTGAAATTCGATCTCCAGCACATCAGCAAAATGCCATTCACGCAGTACAGCAAATCCTTCCAGACCCAACCAAACCAATCGTAGTAACCATTCAGGAACGCAACCGCAGCTTAGACCAGAATCGGAAGCTTTGGGCTTGCCTTGGTGATGTCTCACGTCAGGTTAACTGGCATGGACGATGGCTTGACGCTGAAAGCTGGAAGTGTGTGTTTACCGCAGCCTTAAAGCAGCAGGATGTTGTCCCTAACCTTGCCGGGAATGGCTTTGTAGTAATAGGCCAGTCAACCAGCAGGATGCGTGTAAGCGAGTTTGCGGAGCTATTAGAGCTTATACAGGCATTCGGTACAGAGCGCGGCGTTAAGTGGTCAGACGAAGCCCGGTTAGCACTGGAATGGAAAGCGAGGTTTGGAGACGCCGCATGAAACACTGCTACCGCTGCGGAGAAAGCAAAGACGATTATCGATTCCGGCCAAATCAACCTTATTGGTACCAATGGTGTATCAGATGTGAGCGGTCGCCAGTAGGTAATTTCCCGCTGCCAGAGACGAAGGAGGACGTATGGCACGACAGCGACGAAGTATCACCGACATAATCTGCGAAAACTGCAAATACCTACCAACGAAACGCTCCAGAAATAAACCAAAGCCAATCCCAAAAGAATCTGACGTAAAAACCTTCAACTACACGGCTCACCTGTGGGATATCCGGTGGCTTAGAGAACGTGCGAGGAAATGACAATGCTTTTAATTCAGCCTGGATTTGGCCTGAGCATCAAAAAAGGGCACATGTTTGGACAGAAAGATTCTCAACGGAAAATGCTGTCCATCCGGTTGCCGTTTATCAGTATTTATTGGCTAAACAAAGAAGCAACAAATTATTGGTATGAATGCGCGCGTGCCGCATTTAATGACCCTGACTGGTTTATTGAAAACCATCATGCAGTTCGTCAGGCGAAACGAAAATCCACCATAACAAAAATGAAAGCGTATCAGGACGCTTGGGAAGAACATAGAAATCGATACCAAAAGGACATTGAAAAGCTGGAATCAGAAAACACCGAGCTAAAACGAAGACAAGGGGAAGCGAAAAGGGATATTGATGCCTATAAGCGGCTTGTAGGTGGTGATAGCCATGCTTAGCCAAACTCAAATCCTGCAATACCAGAAAGAAAGCGTCGAGCGAGCTTTAACGTGCGCTAACTGCGGTCAGGAGCTGCATGTGCTGGAAGTTCATGTGTGTGAAGCGTGCTGCGCAGAACTGATGAGCGATCCGAATAGCTCAATGTACGAGGAAGAAGACGATGAAGACAATTTCGCATCCGGGAAAGAGGATTAATGATTTAATCGAATCAAATTACCAGCTAAGGCGTGAACTGGTCGTAACAAAGAAACACCTTTCATCAGTTCAACATCGTTACGACATGGCTTTGAAAGAGCTATCTATCAATAATTACGGCATCTCATCAATACCACCAATTCCGATGACAAAGCAGGTTCTCGAATGGATAACCGAATACGGTGTTCCATGGGAGACATTGTACTGCCCTGAATGCAGGGAATGGTTTACGGAGTTGGATAGTTCATTTCCATATCACATGGAATGTTGCACATGTAAATGCGACGAAAAGGAAAATGAAAATGGCTAGAGCTCTCCGGAGAAAATGCAAAATCTGCAATGAATGGTTTCACCCGGCATTATCAAATCAATGGTGGTGCAGCCCGGAACACGGAACACAATTAGCGCTAGAACGACGAAGCAAAGAACGCGAGAAAGCAGAAAAAGCAGCAGAGAAGAAACGACGACGAGAGGAGCAGAGACAGAAAGATAAACTGAAGATTCGAAAACTCGCCTTAAAGCCCCGCAGTTACTGGATTAAACAAGCCCAACAAGCCGTAAACGCCTTCATCAGAGAAAGAGACCGCGACTTACCATGTATTTCGTGCGGAACGCTCACGTCTGCTCAGTGGGATGCCGGACATTACCGGACAACTGCTGCGGCACCTCAACTCCGATTTGATGAACGCAATATTCACAAGCAATGCGTGGTGTGCAACCAGCACAAAAGCGGAAATCTCGTTCCGTATCGCGTCGAACTGATTAACCGTATCGGGCAAGAAGCAGTAGACGAAATCGAATCAAACCATAACCGCCATCGCTGGACTATCGAAGAATGCAAAGCGATTAAGGCGGAGTATCAGCAGAAAATTAAATACCTGCGTGACAGCAGAAGTGAGGCAGCATGAGCAAAATCCAATACCCAATGACCACTGCGGCAATTTTCGATGATGTTGTCTATCCGCTGCATTTCGACAATGCCGGCAAGGTCAGGCAAGAAATGGAAGGCGCTGTTAACTGGTTCTGCAGGTGGCGCAACGAAGAGAAAGCCGTTGTGAAAGCGAGATTGTTGGTCAGTTGCTGGGGTCAATATCTGAGTCATGAGCAGGTTATCCGGGAGGCCGCATGACACACACTATCAAAACCATTCCAGACATGCTCATAGAGACATATGGAAACCAGACAGAAGTAGCCAGGCGATTATCTTGCCATCGCAACACAGTAAGGCGTTATCTGTACGACAAAGAAGCCAGGTATCACGCCATCGTTAACGGCGTTTTAATGATTCATCAGGGCGGGAGAGGTATCTATGACCGTAACCAGCATTAACCAGGCGAAACAGCAGCGTGAGCGTGACGAAGCTGAATTGCACAGCATCAGAGAGATGACGGAGCAACACCAGAAGGCAATGAATTATCTGCATGATCGAGAGCGCGAACTGGTGAACCGGCTTGGATTGAACAAGACATCGGGAGGCGATGCTGCATGAATTTGGAAAACACTGTGAAATTCCACTCTCCGAAGTCTCCTCAACTATCAGATTCACCGAGAGCAACGGCATCAGACTCACTGACTAATACCGATGTGATGGCAGCATTTGGTATGGCGCAAAGTCGCGCTCCGCTCGGGTTCAGTGCTTTCAGCGGCAAGATGAACCTGAGCGACAACGATAAGCGTAAGGCAATTCAGTTACTGGTACAGCATGGGATGAAGCATTGCGACAAGGTGGCTGCCTTGCGCAAACTTGATACCAATGTTAAAGGGAAAGTAGTGCAAACGCTCGCAACTTTCGCGTATCAGGATTACTGCCGGTCGGCAGCTAGTAATGTCATGTGTTCGTGCTGCAAGGGGCGCGGAGTATTAAGGAAAAAGAAGCGGATCGTTAAACATCCCGGGTGTGGAGAGAAAACTCCTGCAAAGACGGCTGTGGAGGTAACGGAAACACTATGCACTAAATGCAATGGCGCAGGTGTTGTATCTACATCTTGCGTTAAATGCCGTGGGCGTGGCGTAGCGCTGGACAGGAAGAAATCAGAACTACAGGGCGCTCCAGTTTATTCATCCTGCAAGCAGTGCTCAGGGCGTGGGTATGAGCGCATACCTGCGGCCTCATGCTTTCGTGCGATATGTCAGTTCACCGCTGCAATTTCACCAGGCGTATGGGATAAGGCTATTAAGCCATTCTATGAGTCATTAATTAGCAAGGTTGAAATGGAGGAGTCTGCTGCAAATGTAGTTTTATCGAAAGTTACCAGCTAAGTTTTATTCCGATAACGATTGCATCTTGCAAAATGACGAAAAGTAGAATATCATAACCCTAACAGTAGAAATCCGTCCTTTGTTAAGGTGGATTAAAAAGAAAGCCCGAGGCAAAAACCACGGGCTTTTTGCATTTCTGGCACGACATTTCTGAAAGCGCCCTCCCAAACACCAGAACATCTCAGATGCCTTCTAACTTTCGTGGTTACGGGTAGGGCGTTTTACATATATGAAAAACCCAGCACTATGGCTGGGCTTCGTGAAGATGGGTGGCAAGAGACTGCGCTAACAGCCTCCTGCCTGATTTGCTCATGCCATTAGTCACGAACAAACCACGTTACTAATCACTGTATCCTGGATTTGTTCTTTCCAATATCAACCAATTCATAACATTGAACAAATCCTCACGGTCGTGAGGTAAGACATGAAAAAGATGCCAGAAAAACATGATCTGTTAACCGCCATGATGGCGGCAAAGGAACAGGGCATCGGGGCCATCCTTGCGTTTGCAATGGCGTACCTTCGCGGTCGGTATAATGGCGGTGCGTTTAAGAAAACACTAATAGACGCAACGATGTGCGCCATTATCGCCTGGTTCATTCGTGACCTTTTAGTCTTCGCCGGACTGAGTAGCAATCTTGCTTACATAGCGAGTGTATTTATCGGCTACATCGGCACAGACTCGATTGGTTCGCTAATCAAACGCTTCGCTGCTAAAAAAGCCGGAGTCGATGATGCAAATCAGCAGTAACGGAATCACCAGATTAAAACGTGAAGAGGGCGAGAGACTAAAAGCCTATCCAGATAGCAGGGGGATACCAACCATTGGGGTTGGACATACCGGAAAAGTGGATGGTAATCCTGTCGTATCAGGGATGACAATCACATCCGAAAAATCGTCTGAACTGCTTAAAGAGGATTTGCAGTGGGTTGAAGATGCGATAGGTAGTCTTGTTCGCGTCACGCTGAATCAGAACCAATATGATGCACTATGTAGCCTGATATTCAATATAGGAAAATCAGCATTTGCTGGCTCTACCGTTCTGCGTCAGTTGAATTTAAAGAATTACCAGGCAGCAGCAGATGCTTTCCTGCTATGGAAAAAAGCTGGTAAAGACCCTGATATTCTCCTTCCTCGGAGGCGGCGAGAAAGAGCGCTGTTCCTGTCATGATGTTCAACTGGAAAACGATGTTTGTTGGCCTGTTGCTCGTCTCGCTAATTGTTTCCGGTCGGCTGGCAAATCATTACCGTGATAACGCCATTACCTACAAAGAGCAGCGCGATAAAAAAGTCAGTGAACTGAAGCAGGCGACCGCCACCATTACTGACATGCAGCAGCGCCAGCGTGATGCTGATGCACTCGATGCTAAATACACAAAGGAGTTAGCTGATGCGAAAGCTGAAAATGATGCTCTTCGGCGCAAGCTTGATAATGGTGGCAGGGTGCTCGTCAAAGGAAAATGCCCTGTGCCATCCTCAGCCGAAACCTCCAGCGCCTCCGGCATGGGCAATGATGCCACCGTCGAACTCTCTCCAGTTGCTGGACGAAACGTTCTCAGTATCAGATCTGGAATCATCAGCGACCAAACATCACTGAGAACGCTTCAGGAATACATCATGACGCAATGCCTTCGATGATAGCGATAATTTTACTCATCATCCTTCACATCTGGCTCTGTAGACAGGGTGGTGATCACTTCTGGAGTGAATCCAGATTAAACATCTCATTGCTGATGCTTGAAGTTGAGCATATGGCACGCGGTAAGGGGCTGCGTTGAGATAAGAGCCAGTTCATTACAAATACCAGGATTTAGCCTCGCATTCGCGGGGCTTTTTTACATCTGCAGTAAACCGCGCATCGCAGCGCGTAACAATCCCGAGTCTTTCAGAAAGCTGAGCCTGAGAACTGCCGTATATGGTGGCGACCATCTCGGGGACGGCTTTTCTGTGCGAACAGGCTCATCTTTCTAAAAGGTAAACGCTATGAATAACTTTGTTGAAATTACCTCAAGAATTGGTCGCATGTACCAAGATTTTCTTATAAGTGGAAAGGGGTCTGGCGACATCATAGAGGAAATTGACAAGCTAAGTGCAGAGCTGAGAAGGAATGGGTGTGTTAATTCTATCTTTTTTGAAACTTTGCTAAAGCAAGGCTTCATGTTTGACATGATTAATTACAACAAAGTCGCACCCAGTGCTTCGCAAAAATCATATGTGTACGTTCTGCATGCTGAAGATAGTGGGCTAACAAAAATAGGGTTTAGTCGCAGGGTTAATAAACGAATTTCAGAGATATCTCGCATGAGTGGTGGGAAGCTAAATCTAATTGCAAAGATTCCGGCCGATAGAGAGCTTGAAACCAAATTGCACCAAAAATATTACAACTATAGGTCGCACGGGGAGTGGTTTAGTCTCAATCGTTGTCATTTGAAAGAGCTAAAAGAAATGCCTGGTAACGAACTGAAATAATCCCCGGACTCATCAATTAACGGCAGCACCGCGAAACAACCCAAGCCAGTAAGTGGGGAAATAACACTGGCAGCCACTGAAAGATGAACCTCCAGCCTTATGGCAAAAAAGATTCTTTGTGGTGGCGGACTGATGGAAAGACATCGGTTATTGCAGAGACCATTCAATGAGTGGTCTCGACAATGGCTTATACCCTACACGGGATAACTTAACTGATATCCCTTTTAACGGATAAACGGAGCCAACAATGGCAGAGATTATTCCCATGACTGAAGAACAGAAATTCCAGTTAGAGATTTACAAACTGGTCATGAACCAGAACGCAGCCGCAGAGGAAGCATTTCAGTTCATTGGCACTGACGAGCTGAAGCTTGAGCTATTCAAAATTCACTTCCAGTCAGGCGGCGCTAATTCGGATATCACGATCCGCACATTCGAAGCGGTGCGTAAATCGAAGGAAGCGTTAGACCTGTTCACTACCGGAGCATGATGTGAGCCGCGTAATCAATTTGGGTAAGGAGAAGAAATTCCCAATTACTCAAGAGCTATACGAGCGGCTGGAAAGCGTCATCCATGATTACGATGGTGAAATCAGTTTATGCGAGGCGATTGGTACACTCGAATTGCTGAAGCAGTCATTGATTGAAGGCGCGAAAGAGCCATCAGCCTGAAATAACAACTAAGTGAGATGAATATGGCGGCACCAAAGGGCAACCGATTTTGGGAGGCCCGCAGTAGTCATGGGCGAAATCCTAAATTCGAATCGCCTGAGGCGCTGTGGGCTGCTTGTTGTGAATACTTCGAGTGGGCTGATGATAACCCGCTATGGGAGGGTAAGGTATTTTCATATCAGGGAGAAATAATTAAGGCTAATGTCCCTAAGATGCGAGCCATGACTATTTCAGGATTGTGTACCTTCCTTGATATCACCAGGCAAACATGGGGAACCTTCCGGTCAATGGAAGGTTTTTCTGACGTCACATCACGAGCGGAAGACATCATCTACGACCAGAAATTTTCTGGCGCAGCCGCTGACCTTCTCAACGCTAACATCATCGCCCGTGATTTGGGCCTCAAAGAGCAGTCGCAAGTTGAAGACGTGACACCTGATAAGGGAGATCGCGATAAGCGGCGCTCTCGTATCAAGGAGCTATTCAACCGTGGAACTGGACGCGATTCTTGATAACTTGAGCGACGAAGAGCAAATAGAATTGCTCGAGCTACTCGAAGAAGAAGAGAACTACCGGAACACACACCTGCTATATGAATTTACGCCATACAGCAAACAGCGTGAGTTCATCGACGCCGGGCATGACTATCCAGAGCGCTGTTTTATGGCTGGTAACCAGCTTGGTAAGTCATTTACTGGTGCTGCTGAAGTCGCGTTTCACCTTACCGGACGTTATCCAGGAACAAAAGGATATCCGGCTGATGGTAAATATGGTGGGGAGTGGAAAGGTAAGCGTTTCTATGAGCCTGTTGTCTTCTGGATTGGTGGAGAGACAAACGAGACTGTAACCAAAACGACTCAACGCATCCTGTGCGGTCGTATCGAAGAGAATGATGAGCCTGGCTACGGTTCCATACCGAAAGAAGACATCATTAGCTGGAAGAAGTCTCCTTTCTTTCCGAACCTTGTTGATCATCTTCTGGTTAAGCATCACACGGCTGATGGCGTTGAAGATGGCATTTCAATCTGCTACTTCAAACCATACTCGCAAGGCCGCGCTCGCTGGCAGGGTGACACAATCCACGGCGTGTGGTTTGACGAAGAACCACCATACAGCATTTATGGCGAAGGGCTTACCCGTACCAACAAATACGGGCAATTCTCAATTCTGACGTTTACCCCGCTGATGGGGATGTCTGACGTTGTTACCAAGTTCCTGAAGAATCCCAGCAAGTCTCAGAAAGTGGTCAACATGACCATCTATGACGCTGAGCACTACACCGACGAGCAGAAAGAGCAAATCATCGCATCCTATCCTGAGCATGAGAGAGAGGCGCGTGCTCGCGGTATTCCTACGATGGGTAGCGGGCGAATCTTCCAGATACCGGAAGAGACGATTAAGTGTCAGCCGTTCGAGTGTCCTGATCACTTCTACGTAATTGGCGGGATGGATTTCGGATGGGATCACCCGCAGGCGCATGTTCAGCTTTGGTGGGATAAAGATGCAGACACAATCTACGTTTCACGCGTGTGGAAGGCGAAAGAAAAAACAGCCGTTCAGGCTTGGGGAGCCGTTAAATCATGGGCGCATAAAGTGCTAACCGCATGGCCTCATGACGGAAACCAGCACGAGAAGGGCGGCGGTGAGCAGCTTAAAGGGCAGTACGCGGACGCTGGTTTTATGATGTTGCAGGAGCATGCGACATGGCCTGATGGCGGTAATGCTGTTGAGCCTGGCATCACTGAATTGCGCGACATGATGCTTGATGGTCGCTTCAAAGTATTCAACACCTGTGAGCCATTCTTTGAGGAGTTCCGCCTCTATCACCGTGATGAAAACGGGAAAATCGTCAAGCTTAACGATGACGTTCTCTCCGCCGTTCGCTATGCATACATGATGCGCCGCTTCGCCAAAATGATGCGCGACATCAAAAAACCAAAAGAGAAAAAGATACCAGCCCCAATCAGGCCCATCGCACGGAGAACTTAAATGGCCGACGAAAACAGACTCAATTCCATTCTGTGTAAGTTTGACGCAGACTGGATGGCGAGCGATGAAGCCAGAACCGAGGCGACAAATGACCTGTATTTTAGCCGAGTGTCGCAATGGGATGACTGGCTATCAAACTACACCACCCTGCAATATCGCGGACAATTCGATGTTGTTCGCCCGGTGGTCAGGAAACTGGTCGCAGAGATGCGCCGGAACCCTATCGACGTTCTCTTCCGACCCAAAGACGGCGCTAATCCTGATGCAGCTGATGTGTTGATGGGGATGTATCGTACTGATATGCGCCATAACACGGCAAAGATTGCCGTTAACGTTGGCGTTCGTGAGCAGATAGAGTCCGGCGTTGGTGCATGGCGTCTGGTCACACAGTACGAAGACAACGACCCAACAAGCAACAATCAGGTAATCAGACGCTTGCCAATTCATGAAGCCTGCTCACACGTCATATGGGACGCCAACAGCAAGCAGATGGATAAGAGCGACGCTAAGCACTGCACGGTGATTAACGCCTTGTCGCGCAATGGCTGGAAAGAGTTCGCAGAGGATTACGGTATTGATCCGGACACCTTGCCATCTTTCCAGAATCCGAACGATACATGGCTGTTTCCGTGGGTATCGAATGATGTCGTCTACGTCGCTGAGTATTACGAGGTCGAAGAGAAGAAAGAGAAGGTCTTCATCTACCGCGACCCGCTGACAGGTGAGCCGGTCAGCTATTACCAGCAGGATATCAAAGACGTCATCGACGACCTGGCTAATCGTGGATTCATTAAGGTAGCAGAGCGTAAGGTCAAGCGTCGGCGTGTGTATAAGTCGATCATCACCTGCACGCAGATACTGAAAGACCGCGAGAAGATAGCTGGAGAGCATATCCCAATCGTTCCTGTGTACGGCGAATGGTCATTCGCTGGTGACAAGGAGTGCTACGAGGGCGTGGTAAGGCTGACGAAAGACGGTCAACGCCTTCGTAACATGATCATGTCGTTCAACGCCGATATTGTTGCTCGTTCACCGAAGAAAAAACCGACCTTCTTCCCTGAGCAAATCGAAGGCTACGAATACATGTACGGTGGAAATGATGACTATCCGTACTATCTGCAGAACAGGACCGATGAAAACGGTAACGACCTGCCGATTGGTCCAATCTCCTACATGGAAAACCCTGAAGTGCCGCAAGCCAACGCTTACATGCTTGAGGCTGCCACCAACGCAGTGAAAGAGGTGGCTAGTCTTGGCGTGGATGCGCAGGCGGCAAATGGTCAGGTCGCTTTCGATACCGTCAATCAACTGAACATGCGGGCAGACCTTGAGACATACGTGTTTCAGGATAACCTGGCTACCGCAATGCGACGTGATGGCGAGATTTATGCCTCAATGGTCAACGATATTTATGACGTTCCTCGTCATGTAACGCTGACACTCGAAGATGGAAGCGAGAAAGACGTTCAACTCTACGCGCAAGTTGTAGATTACCAGTCCGGTAATGTGGTCACACTCAACGACATTCGCGGTCGCTATGAGTGCTATACGGACGTTGGACCATCCTTCCAGAGCATGAAGGAACAGAACCGCGCAGAGATTCAGGAGTTACTCACCAAGGTTCCGCAAGGTACTCCAGAGTTCCAGATGCTGATGCTGCAATACTTCACGCTGCTTGACGGTAAAGGCGTCGAGATGATGCGAGAGTACGCGAACAAGCAACTGGTGATGATGGGGCTGAAGAAACCAGAAACACCTGAAGAGATGGAGATGGTACAACAGGCGCAACAGCAGCCGCAGCAGCCATCAGCAGAGCAAATTCAGGCGCAGGGTATCCTTCTGCAAGGCCAGGCTGAATTGCTCAAGGCAGAGAACCAACAAGCGCAGATTCAGGTTGAAGCCGCCAAGGTTGAAGCCCAAAACCAACTCAACGCCGCGAAGATTGCAGAAATCTTCAACAATATGGACCTCGACAAGCAGGCAGAACTGCGTGAGTACCTCAAGCTCGTAGGTCAATTCCAGCAACAGCGCAGCAAAGATGCTCGTGCTAACGCTGAGCTGCTTCTTAAAGATGCAGACCAGACTCATTCACAACGCATGGATTTCGCGAATCTTATGCGTCAAGTTCAAATCCCCTCCGGCGGAGTAGCCGAGACACCTCAATAAGAGAGAGTTAATCATGGACCAAACCACCGACATTCAGGCTTCTGAAGAATTAACCCTGCCCGGCAATCATGCAGCGGCATCTGCTGATGGCTTAGTTGTCGATAATGCCAACGACAACGCAGGTCAGGAAGAAGGCTTCGAGATTGTCCTGAAAGACGATGAGAAACCAAAACAAGACCCGGCAACTAATGCTGAATTTGCCCGTCGCCGCATCGAACGCAAACGCCAGCGTGAGCTTGAGCAGCAGATGGAAGCGGTTAAGCGTGGAGAGTTGCCGGAGCACCTGCGGGTGAACCCTGAGTTACCAAAACAACCAGACCCTAACGATTATCTTTCCGAAGATGCACTGGCTAAGTACGACTATGACCAGAGCCGCGCACTGGCTGCCTTCCAGCAGGCAAACAGTGAATGGCAGATCAAGGCTATGGACGCACGAAGCCAGGCTGTCGCCGAGCAGGGTCGCAAAACTCAGGAGTTCACCCAGCAATCAGCGCAATACGTCGAGGCAGCCCGTAAGCACTACGACGCAGCGGAAAAGCTCAATATCCCTGACTATCAGGAGAAAGAGGATGCATTCATGCAACTGGTGCCGCCAGCAGTCGGTGCCGACATCATGCGCCTCTTCCCGGAGAAATCCGCTGCTCTCATGTATCACCTTGGTGCTAATCCTGAGAAAACACGCCAGTTGCTGGCGATGGACGGGCAATCAGCGCTGATTGAACTCACTCGACTGTCAGAACGTTTAACTCTCAAGCCTAGAGCCAAGCCTGTTTCAGAAGCCCCGTTACCTGATGAACCCATTCAGGGACATGCTGTTGCTGCAAATATTTCTGCGATTGAAAAGCAGATGGAAGCGGCAGCAAACAAAGGGGATGTAGAGACGTACCGCAAGCTCAAGGCGCAACTGAATAAAGGAATTCGATAATGGCATTAAATGAAGGTCAACTGGTCACGTATGCTCTGGATGAAATCATCGAAACCGTCCAGAACCTGACGCCAATGGCGTCCAAAGTGACAAAATACACCCCTCCGGCAGAACCCATGCAGCGTTCAAGCAACACCGTGTGGATGCCTGTTGAGCAGGAAGCGCCAACCCAGACTGGCTGGGATTTAACTGGCAACGCAACCGGGATTCTGGAGCTGTCCGTGAAATGCAACATGGGCGATCCGGATAACGATTTCTTCGAGCTTCGTGCAGATGACCTGCGTGATGAGCGTTCTTACCGTCGCCGCATCCAGGCATCCGCCAAAAAACTGGCGAATAACATTGAGTCAGCGATTGCCAAACAGGCAACTGAAATGGGCTCGCTTGTTGTTCACGATACCCGCGCAATTGGTCCATCTACTGGTCTGTCTGGCTGGGATTTTGTGTCTGATGCAGAGCGCCTGATGTTCTCCCGTGAGCTAAACCGCGATATGGGCATCAGTTACTTCCTGAACCCTGATGATTACCGCAAAGCAGGCCGCAACCTGGTAGATGGTGACATCTTCGGGCGCGTTCCTGAAGAAGCGTATCGCAACGGTACTATTCAGCGTCAGATTGCTGGCTTTGATGAAATTCTTCGCTCACCGAAACTTCCGGCAGTTACCAAGTCAACCGCTACTGGTGTAACTGTTTCTGGTGAGCAGAAGTTTAAGCCGCAGGCATACACCCTTGATACCGATGGTAACAAAGAGAACGTCGACAACCGTGTTGCAACGGTGACCGTATCCTCCACCACCGGATTTAAGCGCGGCGACAAAATCAGTTTCACTGGTGTGAAATTCCTGTCTCAGATGGCAAAGAACGTGCTAACTGATGATGCGACTTTCTCAATCACCCGTGTGATCGATGGTACTCACATCGAAATCACGCCGAAACCGATTGCACTGGATGACGCGTCACTGACAAAAGAAGAGAAGGCTTACGCTAACGTAAACACTTCTCTTGCTGATACCACTCCGGTAAACGTTCTGAACGTGGCAACAACCACCGCTAACGTGTTCTGGGCTGATGACTCAATCCGCCTACTGTCTCAGCCGATCCCGGTAACCCATGAACTGTTTGCTGGCATGAAAACTTCTTCCTTCAGCATTCCTGGCATTGGTGTTAACGGCATCTTCGCAACGCAGGGTGATATCAACACTCTGTCTGGTAAGTGCCGTATTGCTGTGTGGTATTCAGCATGTGCTGTACGACCAGAGGCAATTGGTGTTGGTCTGCCTAACCAGACCGCGTGATAACCAGAGGGAGCTTCGGCTCCCTTTTTTATCTGGAGACAAACATGACACACATGATCTTTCGTCATGGCGACATGAAGAAGTGGAAAGGCGTTGGCTACGACTTTGAAATCGTGAAAGCCGAAGAGATTCAGGAATATCTGGATGCTGGTTGGTTTTCACATCCTGATGACCTTTTGAAGGATGTTGCAGAGCCAGAAGAAAAACAGCGTAAAAAGCCTGGTCGAAAACCTAAGGCGGCAGCAGATGAACCTGACAACGAAGGGTGATTTAGTTCTTGCGGCATTACGTAAGCTCGGTGTGGCATCAAATGCCACGTTAACCGATGTCGAACCGCAGTCTATGGAAGACGGCGTCAACGACCTTGAAATGATGATGGCTGAATGGCTTGGAGGTGATGCGTCACCTGGTATCAACGTTGGCTACATTTTCGCTGATGAAGATGTCGCTCCAGATCCAGGCGATGAACACGGTTTATCAAATAACACTATCAATGCCGTCATTTTCAACCTTGCCTGCCGCATTGCTCCAGATTATGCGCTGGAAGCGTCTGCAAAACTTATAACCACTGCCAGATACGGGAAAGAGCGACTCGTCAAACTGTCTGCAATGGACAGAGCAAAAGCCGCTAAATGTAAGTCCGGTTATCCAAACCGTATGCCTGTTGGTAGTGGTAACCAGTTGGCGAAGTGGAATGGTTGGAATTACTTCCACCGAAAGGAACCTTGCGATAACGGGAGCGAATAATGCCGATTCAGCAACTTCCGCTCATGAAAGGTGTCGGCAAAGACTTCCGAAACGCTGACTATATCGACTATCTGCCAGTGAATATGCTGGCTACACCCAAAGAAATACTCAACAGCAGCGGATATCTTCGCTCATTCCCGGGCATTGCCAAACGCTCTGATGTAAACGGTGTATCGCGCGGAGTCGAGTACAACATGGCGCAGAATGCTGTTTATCGTGTCTGTGGTGGCAAGCTCTACAAAGGAGAAAGTGAAGTCGGTGATGTTTCCGGAAGTGGTCGTGTATCAATGGCGCATGGTCGGACATCACAGGCGGTAGGCGTTAATGGTCAACTGGTAGAGTATCGTTATGATGGCACGGTTAAAACCGTCTCAAACTGGCCTACAGACAGTGGATTCACTCAGTATGAGTTAGGTTCGGTTCGTGACATTACACGCTTACGTGGGCGTTATGCGTGGTCAAAAGACGGTACTGATTCATGGTTTATCACTGACCTTGAAGACGAATCGCATCCTGACCGCTACAGTGCACAATATCGTGCCGAGTCTCAGCCTGACGGAATCATCGGCATCGGAACATGGCGAGACTTCATCGTCTGCTTTGGTTCATCGACGATTGAATATTTCTCCCTGACTGGTGCAACCACTGTTGGTGCTGCTTTGTATGTCGCACAGCCATCACTGATGGTGCAGAAAGGCATTGCCGGGACTTACTGTAAAACGCCATTCGCTGATTCTTATGCGTTCATCAGCAATCCGGCAACGGGTGCGCCGTCTGTATACATCATCGGCTCCGGTCAGGTGTCACCTATCGCCAGCGCGAGCATTGAGAAAATCCTCCGCTCCTACACTGCTGATGAACTGGCTGATGGCGTGATGGAATCGTTGCGGTTTGATGCTCATGAGTTGCTGATTATCCACCTTCCGCGCCATGTTCTTGTTTACGACGCATCTTCAAGCGCCAATGGTCCGCACTGGTGTGTGCTGAAAACAGGCCTGTATGACGATGTGTACCGCGCTATCGACTTCATTTACGAAGGCAATCAGATAACGTGCGGCGATAAGCTGGAATCGGTGACTGGGAAATTGCAATTTGATATTAGTAGTCAGTACGACAAGCAGCAAGAACACCTGTTGTTTACGCCCCTCTTCAAGGCAGATAACGCCAGATGCTTCGACCTCGAAGTTGAATCATCCACTGGTGTTGCTCAATACGCTGACCGCCTGTTCCTGTCTGCAACCACAGACGGAATCAATTACGGTGGCGAACAGATGATTGAGCAGAATGAGCCGTTTGTGTACGACAAGAGAGTTTTATGGAAGCGTGTAGGTCGTATTCGTCGATTAATCGGATTCAAACTGCGGGTAATCACCAAATCACCAGTAACACTATCCGGGTGTCAAATTCGTCTGGAGTAAAATATGGCAGACCCGTCACTTAATAATCCTGTCATTATTCAGGCCACTCGTCTTGATGCCTCAATCCTCCCCCGCAACGTCTTCAGCCGGTCTTATCTGCTCTACGTAATCGCGCAGGGGGCTGACGTTGGCGCTATTGCGGGAAAGGCAAACGAAGCAGGGCAAGGTGCCTATGACGCGCAGGTAAAGAACGATGAGCAGGATGTTGAGCTTGCAGACCACGAAGCGAAAATTCAGCAGTTACGCATCGACGTAGACGACCATGAAATCCGTATTACTGCAAATACCAATGCAATTGCGACGCTGGATGTCAGACTAACCACGGCTGAAGGCGAAATAGTCACCTTACAGGCTGATGTCAGCGCTCTTGATGGTAGAGTGGCGACGGTTGAAGGAAATATTTCTGCATTGCTGGCTGATTACGTATCGAAAACAGCCACCGCAACACAATCGCTGGCGTCACCTCTCAACGTGACAACGTCCTATTCAGTTGGCGGTACTAAAGTTATCGGTGCTCGACAGACCGGATGGACAGCAGCAACAGGAGCTGCGCTTCTCGGTGCATTCAACGCTAACCAGGCATACACGGTCAGTGCCACATATACGCAGTCTGAGGTATCAGCTATGGCTACCGGATTGCAGCAGGCGCGGCAGCGTATCAAAGCTCTCGAAGATGCAATACGAACTCATGGATTGATCAACTGATGATTACATTCACTCCCACCCGAAACATCGACCTGATAGAAACGGTCGGCAACCATCCCGACATCATCGCCGGGAGTAACAACGGTGACGGATACGACTACAAGCCTGAGTGCCGCTATTTCGAAGTGAACGTACATGGTCAGTTCGGTGGCATCGTGTATTACAACGAGATTCAGCCGCTAACCTTTGACTGCCACGCCATGTACCTGCCTGAGATTCGCGGATTCAGTAAGGAAATCGGGATGACGTTCTGGCGATACATTCTCGCCAACACCACCGTTCAGTGCGTTACATCATTTGCTGCACGCAAATTTCGCCACGGCCAGATGTACTGCGCAATGATTGGCCTTAAGCGTGTAGGAACCATCAAGAAATACTTCAAAGGCGTGGATGACGTGACGTTTTACAGCGCCACACGCGAAGAACTAATCGACTTCCTGAATCACGGGAGATAGCCATGTTATATGCATTTACGCTGGGCAGGAAACTGCGCGGTGAGGAACCTTATTATCCTGAAAAAGGCGGTAAAGGTGGCTCATCAAGCAGCGGGGCAAAAGAAGCCGCAAAAGCAACACAGTACGCAGCAGACCTGCAAAACCAACAATTCAATCGTGTGATGGAGCAGTTGGCACCTTACGCCGCCGCAGGTTTGCCGGCTCTCCAGCAGATTCAGCAGCTATCAACGCTGGAAGGTCAGAACAGTGCTCTCAATCAGTATTACAACTCAGACCAGTATAAACAGTTGGCTGATCAGGCTCGCTATCAAAGCCTGAATGCAGCGGAAGCCACCGGAGGTCTTGGCTCTACAGCAACATCAAACCAAATTGCATCCATTGCACCAACGCTCGGGCAGAACTGGTTGTCAGGGCAGATGCAAAACTATGGCAACCTGTTAAACGTTGGTCAGTCTGCGGCAGCAGGCCAGGCATCGGCAGGACAGAACTATGCAAATAACGCAGGTAATCTTGCACAACAGATGGCAGCTATCCGCTCTCAGGGTTCTGGTCAATCCACGCTTGGAAGTGCCATTAGCGGGGGTACGAGTGGTGCGCTTGCAGGTGCTGGTATTGCAAGCCTGTTAGGTACTTCCACGCCATGGGGCGCTGGTATCGGTGCTGGTATCGGATTGCTTGGCTCACTCTTCTAAGGAGTTATCGTGGCTACATTTCAACTTGCTGGTTTGCCGTCAATGCAGGTGGCAAACCAAAACGCGCCCGGGCAGCCATCACTATCAAACTACGACTTTAGCCAGCGCCCAAACGTTGGAGTTCAACTTGCTCAGGGTCTTGGTGCAGTTGGTCAGGCAATACAGCAGAATGAGGCTGCTCAGAGGCTTTCTGACTTTCAAAAAGCTTTCGGTCAGGCTTATGCGGCAGGTGATCGGGACGCCTTGCGTCAACTTGCAGCCACCAATCCAGACCAGATTGAAACAATTCGTCAGGGCATGGGCTTTGTTGATGCTGACAGAAATCAGGCGATGGGCGATATGTCTGCACGATTGAATATTGCCGCCGCTCAGGGGCCTGAAGCGGTGATGCGAGAGCTTGCCACTCACCAGAATACACTGCAGCAAATTGGCGTATCTCCTGAACAGGCGTGGCAGACATATCAACAAAGCCCTGAAGGCTTCACGCAGTTAACAGACCTTATTGGGATGCACGCGGTAGGACCAGAAAAGTATTTTGATATTCAGGACAAGTTGACAGGTCGCGAGATTGATCGAGGTCGACTTGCTGAAACAATCCGCAGCAATAAAGCAGGGGAAGGACTTCAGGCTCGCGGGCAAAATATTACTATGCGCGGACAAGACATGTCAGCCTTTACAGCCCGCCGCGGTCAGGATTTGGCAATGCAAAGGGCAAACGCCAGAACGATATCAGGAGTTGAGGGGAATCGGGTCGTTCAGCTTGCAGATGGTAGAACAGTCAACATTGACGGAAAACTTCACGGCGCAGGGGCTAATGCATTTTACGAAGGTATTGACGATAACGGCAATATGGTTCGTGTCCCGGCAAGTGCTATTGCAGCGCCTCCAACGTCTGCAGCAAGCGCACAGAACTACGCGATGAAGAAAGACATTGACGCAATCGCAAATGCAGATGCTTCTGCTCTCGATTTCATGACTGGCATGACTGGCGGAGCAGGAAATCCGGCAATTGGTGCAGATGTTCGCAGCCGACTCACAGGCAAAGAACAACGACAGTTATATAACTCCGCACAACGTATTCAGGGAAGAATGCAGAATCAGGGCGTGGCAGCAGCAAGAGATATGGGCGCTAGCGGTATCAACACCATTGCAGAAGCGAAGATGTATTTTCAGGGGATGCCGCAAGTAGATTACTCTAGCCCGGAGGCTATGCAGCAGTCTATTCGTGAGATTCAGGAATACACCAACAATTACAACCAGCAGTACAATGTTGATGTTGGTAAATCGCAGTATCAGCAATCCCAACCTGTACAGAAATCACAGCCTGCATCCAACAGCAACTTTTCTTCACTATGGGGTGATTAATGGCTAAGGCATGGAAAGACGTTATTGCCTCTCAGCAATATCAGGCATTGGCACCAGAACAGAAGGCACAGGCTCAGGAGCAATACTTCAATGAAGTGGTTGCACCTCAGGCAGGCGATCAGGCTGAGCAGGCTAAACAGGCTTTCTATACTGCGTATCCGGTGCCGTCAGCAGAGCCTCAACAGGCACCGCAGGAAGCACAGCCACAAGATCGGGGGGGCTTCCTTTCTGACATCGTGAGCGCGGCAGCAGAAACAGGACGCGGAATGCTTCAGGCTGGAGTGAACCTGGCAAATATTCCTGCATCGATGGCTGATGCGGTTGCCAGCGCCGGCGCGTGGGCTGGCAAGCAACTAGGGTTAGGCGACGGAACTTATCAGCCCGCTCCTCGTGTTACTACTGAGGGGATTGCTCAAGATTTTGGTCTTCAGCAGGGAGCGCTAACCCCGCAAACAACAGAAGGGAAAATCTTCTCAGAAGCATTGCCCTATCTAACTCCGGTAGGAGCTGAACGTATTGCGGCGCAGGCTCCAACCATTGCCGGGAGAGTTGCACAAGGAGCATCTCGCTTGCTGGCAGAAAACGCAGTTGGATCTATGGCTGCAAATAGTGTGCAGGACAACCCTGAGGAACTCGCCACTGACCTCGGAACTGGTGTTGTACTTGGTGGGGCGATTAACCAGTTAGGTCGTGCCGCCGGCGCTGTATATCGTGGTGTGCGTGGTGCAATCTCTCCTGAAGCACAACAGGCAATCCGATTTGCTAACTCCGCAGATGTGCCATTGCACACAACCGATGTTTTGCCGCCAAACTCACGAGTCGGGCGCATGGCTCAAACAACGGCTGAAAACATCCCATTTGCCGGGACAAGTTCAATGCGAGCTAATCAGCAAGAAGCTCGCAGTCAGTTGGTAGATGAATTTGCATCACGGTTTGGTGAGTATGATCCGTCAATTGTTATTGGCAGCCTGAAGGCAAAAACATCAGGAATTCGGAAAGCAGCAGGGAACCGTCTTGAGCAAGTTCAGAGCGCAATGACAGGAGTCAACATTCAGCCAACGCGAGCAATTCAGCAGATAGATGATGAGATTGGAAAACTGCAAAAATTAGGGCAAGTTGCCGACACGGATACAATTAGCAAACTTCAGGCATACAGGAATGAATTGGCTAAAGGTGATGTTAACCTGGAACAGTTAAGCAGACTGAGAACGCAGTTTAGGATGGATGTCAGAGGAGAAAGGACACAAATGCCACCGCCAGCTGAGGCGGCAGTGCAGCGTGTATACAGGGCAATGACAGGAGACATTGATAACTCCATTGGCCAGAACCTTGGAAACGACACTCTGCGCAGATACAAGCAGGCCAATGCGGTATACGCAGATGAGGCTAGTAAGCTCCAGAATACCCGCTTGAAGAACGTTCTGATGAAAGGGGATCTAACTCCTGAAGTTGTCAACAACATGTTGTTCAGCAAGAATAAATCAGAAGTTCAGAATCTGTACCGGTCAGTCGGTCAGGTGGGGCGCGCTCAGATGCGCAACGGCATAATCGGAAAGGCCATGGAGAAATCAGGAGGCTCACCTGACCAGTTCCTGAGACAGATTAACCTGATGTCTAACCAGACCGGTATAGCTTTCAAAGGCCGTGATGCTGCGTATCTGAAGGGGATTAAGAATTATCTTGAGGCAACCAAGCGTGCTGGTCAGGCAGGAGTAACAACGCCTACAGGTCAGCAAACTATACCGTTCATCCTAGGTATTGGAACAGTAACTAACCCTGCACTGGTAGGTGTTGGTGGCGGGTATGGTTTGCTGGCAAGGATGTATGAGAGTGAACCAGCACGTAATGCAATGCTTCGTCTGGCTAACACGCCACGTGGTTCTACCGCATTCGAGAAAGCGTTATCTGATGTTGAGCGCATTGTTAACTCATTAGCTCAGGGAGCGAAATCTCAATCCTTAAGCGAATAAAAGTTTGCCCACCACAAGGCCGAAGATTAAGAAAGCAAAGTTCAATAAGTCACGTTCCATAAACCCTCCACTCTTTTAAGCAATTATAACCGACCTTAATGCAATGCTGCGCAAGTTTTGTATTGTGCGGCCTTGCTGTACCCGGAGCATAGTAAATGTCAGATATCACTGCCAATGTTGTAGTATCAATGCCGAGCCAGCTCTTCACAATGGCTCGATCTTTTAAAGCCGTAGCCAATGGAAAAATTTATATCGGCCAGATTGATACAGACCCTACCAACCCAGCAAACCAGATTCAGGTTTATGTTGAGAATGAAGACGGTTCTCACGTTCCTGTTTCGCAACCAATCATCATTAATGCTGCTGGTTACCCTGTATATAATGGACAGATTGCAAAGTTTGTGACTGTACAGGGACACTCGATGGCCGTTTACAGTGGCGGAAGTTCGTCAGTGCAGCAGTTCTACTTTCCAAATGTGTTGAAGTACGACCCTGATCAATTCAAACAACTTTTATCTACAGATGATGGTGCCGCATTAGTTGGCACGACGTCAGGATTGACTGTGCAGGAAGAAATAAATGATCTACATTCGAATGTTGGTATTATTAATGATAAATTAAACACAAAATCTTATGCATATCGTAATGCAAATTTACTGGCTTCAGCAAATAACTTATTGCGTGCCGGAGGAGAATTAAAAATAGTTTGTCAGGGAGACAGCGTTACTATAGGGCACGACACAATCAGTTCAGATGTTATAGCTCCTCCTAATAATAACCCATACACTGTTGCTCCAATTCAGTACCCCTCTCGGTTGCAGGAACGACTGTTAACATTAACAAATTCAAATGTTACTGTAATAAACCACGGATTTAGCGGTGATACGGCAAAACTTTCTTATGAACGGTGGCCTGATAACCCTCACTGTAACGTAGCGCATCTTATGCTGGGGATAAATGATAGCCAGGGAGTAGGCGGTGCAACGCTGGACGAATACGTTGAGTATATTGAAAAAATAATTAAAAGGTTTATTGATTGGGGTTGTGGTGTGGTGCTGCATACCACCACACCAATTAATTATGGTCAGAATGACGGTGGTTCACTTTTTGCTCAATATGCAAGGGCTGTAGCTAATCAATACGCTTGTCCCGTATTTGAAAGTGAGAGTGTTATCCAATATTGCAAATATAATTCTGTATATAGTGATGGAACTCATTTTAATAAATCAGGATATGCAAAGTATGGTGATGCTGTCGCGTCATTTGTTCTTGCTGGTTGCTGGGTTAGACCTGTCAGGAATATAGCTTCATATTCATCAATTCAGCCTGGGCGGGCATCTGAGGGGATCGGGTGGTTTGGGAAATTAACATCTCTATCACCTGATTACAACTTATCTTATGTCTGGAACGGTCAAGTTGGTAAAATATATCCTGGTGGTGTGCAGTCTTTTTCTTTCTTTCTTGATGCAGATGCCGCGGACGTATTTTTTACAGGTATTATTACAGGTTGCAAAATATCATTATCTGATCCTGTCGAATCAGTTGACGGATATTTGCCTGTAAATATAATGCCTCTGAAATCGTTTCCTAAAGAAATATCAGAAACAATGTCGTATACTACGCAACTCAGAAACTCAGACGGAAGAAAGTCATGGGCGGGCGCTCTTGTCGGTAGGGGTTGGAAGACTATTTATGTTAACAACACATCTTCAGAGGCTGTTTATCTTAACTATTTAATTATTGAGCCTTGCGCCCCTGATAGCATAAATCAGGTAAATGGTGGGCAAGTTGTCCCGGGCGAAAAACAAGTATATTTATATAAATTCCCGTTTAATGGGATATCAAATCCAAGCACAAATTTACCAGCTCCTGCGCCAATTCCTTCTTCTGTAACCATTCCACTTCCAAAGGGAATGTTTAGACAATCACAAGAATGGAATGGGTACTACGATTCGTTTGTTATGGATATAACAATTAAATCTGATTTAACTGGAGGTAGTGATGGGATATACAAATATTCTTGTTGTTTTAAATCAGACGGAAGTCTTAATATATACAAAATATTTAAATCAGTAGCTTCTGGCATTGAGCCAACTTCTGGTAATATAGTTTGGGAGGACCCAACAACAGGCGCAACAGGTACTGGCTGGCCTGATTCCGCCACCGCTGTCTGTAAAATAGCTCTTAATTTCTCAGACTCAACTGAAGCATATTATACAATGGAAATTGAGTGCAATAACGTTATGAGAAGTTACGGTGGCAGAATGTACTAACGTGAAACTGAAAAGCAATCTTCACAGATTACTACAAAAATGATACGATACGTATCCATGCGCCAAAGGAGCGGAAAATGAACCGGATCGTATCTAAAATAATAGGGGTAGCAGCATTTTTAGTATTCCTATATTGTTCTGCGGAGTTAATATTTATAGTATTTGGCTTTATTCCGTTTAACGCATCGAGAATATTGTCTGATATTGTAATGATATTAATCATGCTGTATGCTTTTTACAAGCAAAAGAAGTTATATTAG